AATTAATTGATTAAAAATCGTTATTTGGCCAAGGCCAGGGGCATGGACCATATTGGCCACTTTGCCATTCAGCCCAGGAAATGAAGATCTTACAGGGATTGTCACAGTTACAGATTTGACGGTCGCGACACCAGCCCCACCATCCCCATGAATAGTAGCCAAACCAATATTGGCCAAAGAAACCACGGCCCCAGTAAGGACAACGCGGAACGCCCACTGTGTAGCCAAGTGCTCGGAAATATGTAGCAATATCTTTGAAGCTCACGTGTTTAAAATGAGAAACATATACTTCGTACTTTCCTTGAGAAGAAGCATCAGCCATTACGGAGTTTACGTAGGTGATAAAATTAGCGTTTGCAGCATTGGTCAGAGCTGTTTGAGAGTTCTTGGAAAGGGCATAGCTTTCTGGCTGCGTAGGGGTAGACATATCCTTAAGATTGTGTGGAGAATGGGTTGGAAGCCAAGGGATTGTAGATTAGGCGGATTTTGCCACAGTCGTATATTCGCCAAAGACCATCTAGTTCCGCATGTTCTTTTTCGGTCATACCAGCGGGCGTTTTTACTATACTTTTCTTGCGAGATTGTTTGGAAATGACCTGTTTTGTCTTGCTGTTATAATAGAAATAATCTGGCTTAAGAACCTCTTCTACCGTCCAACCAGCAGCCAAATAACCTTTAGCTTGACTTTTGCAATAATCTGCCCATGAAATGATGGGCGTTTTGAACTTTTCAAACGCCAGCTTAGAAGCTTTGGAAAGAAAGCCCATAACTGTATGGTCGGGGAGACAAGCAAAACGATTTAATGTAATCACATCGGACTTTCGATGATGTCTACCAAACGAACAAACACCTATTAGGTTATCCTTATAAAAACATCCCAATGAAAACAACGAATTATTTGGACCACCCTGAATATGAGTTTGGTCTAGAAAATCTTTGCATTCTTTGTTAGTAATTTCTTTAAATTCACATTTTCGTGCACCGATCCGGATTTTGTTTGCGCCGCAAGCAGATTTCAGGAAATCTTCAACTTGTACTCTTCGTTCTCTCCATTCGTGTTCCCATATGTGTATTATTCGAATTCCTATAGATTCAAAATATTTAGTCTTGTCAAGATGATAGTTGGTAATTTCTGAATTAGACCAATTTTCACGCCCTTGTTTCATTACCTCATGAGAGTGCCAATAAAGTCCATTAAATTCTATCCCAATTTTTAGAGATTCAGAATAGCAATCGATTTGATATTTTTTACCGAAATGAGTGGATTTAAAATTAAAGTCAATAGACTGCAAATAGGCTAGCAATTGTTTTTCAGCATAAGAGCCGTCCAGCCGTTCCATGTGGGAACACACTTCGCCTAGCATTTTTCTTTTTTTAGCTGCACTATAAGTATTGGAACTTTTCTCTCTAAATTCTTGTCTGCTTTTATAGGGGATAGCACTAGCCTTAATATCCTCATCGGTCCATTTGAAACTCGGGTTATTTTCACCAGAGAGACTAACGTGTTCAGGCATATGGGCAAATGCTTCATCGGAAATTTTTCTTCTCAGTGCTGCATTGTAAATAGGAGAATTTTTATTTCTTAATTCTGTTCTAGTAGAATATTTGCCGGCTTCTTGTTTGATTTCTTCATCAGTCCATTCGTTTTTCTTATCCATGTGTGAGCAAATATCGTTCAGTATTCCTCTGCTGAAAGCAGCGGAGTATGCACTTTTGCTATTTTCCCTAAAATCTTTAAAAATGTTATATTTTAATGCCTCTTCCACGAGCTGTTGATTAGTCCAATAAGTACGCATCGGCAACATATGAGTCGATATATTCACCAACAGCTTTCTTCTAAAGGCTGCTTTATAGGCAGAAGGGTTGTTTTTTCTAAATTCTTTTTTTGTATTCCATTTTAAAGCCTCTATCCGAAGCTCTTCATCTGTCCAAGACTGAGCTAACTGGCCTGTAGCGGTAACTCGTTTCGGCATGTGTGTACATACTTGTTCTAATATATTGCGTTTTAAACACACGCTATAAGCACTAGAACTTTGTTTAGCGAAAGCATTTCTAGTGGAATACTTCAGGGCCTCAGCCTGAAGTTCTTCGAAAGAGTACTCTTCAGTTTGATTCGGTCTCATGTATGTATATATTTGTTTAGTAATTTTTCTTTTATGTGCTAGGACATAAGCACTCGGATTTGCCCTTCTAAATTCTTCTATAGTGGTGTATTTAAGCGCCTCTTCTCGAAGCATCTCATTGGTCCAAAAAATACGAAGAGGTTGCATCTTGGAGCAGATGACATCTAACATGCCATGTCTGTAGGCATAACTATATGCGGCCCTACTTCCAGTTTGAAATTCACCTCTGCTATCAAATTTACCTGCTTCTATTTGCAGTTCTTCTAGGGTCCACTTATCTTTTCTCATGTATTCAACATATCACAGAGTTAATTGAATTGCAAAGAAAAACCCCATAAAACTGTTAGGTCTCATGGGGTCTTGATAAATAAATATTGAATTGTTATTATGGGAAAGTGGTTGCTCCAGTTTCTCCGTCGCCAACAGTAGATTCATCTGTTAAGATGGTACCACGATAGGTCAGATTAACTTTGGAGGTTGCTCGTGCATTGTAGTTGACGTTATTTGTCTCTAGAACACAATTTACTACGGTCGCCAGAGGTGCGCCTGCGGGGTTTTGCCTATCTTGAACAGCCAAAGTAATGGTTCCGAGATTCAAAAGATCCGCAAGTGTTGGAAATTGCCCAAGTTTTTTAACCCCACTTCCGTAAACCCTGAAACCGCTGACGTTTATTTTTACACTTTCATAGCTAGTCATTACTATTTCTTGGGCTGAGAACTTGCCAAGTGTATGAATATCTTCAAGAGTTAGACTTTCATTTAGGGTTACACTGTCAAATATTCCTACCGGAATACCATCAGATAGAACTACTGCTCTACCCCCGGTCACCGTTTTGGCTGCTAGAGCCGCGTTATTTAATGCCATAATTACTCCTTTAATTTCTTATAGTTAGTTAACTAACTTCTTAGCTAGCACTCTGCATTATCTGAGAAACGTTGATGGTGATTGGAATAAAGTAGATTGCGGTAGCCAATTTGATCTCAACCTGCACATCCATCTCAGGAGCGTTAATTACAATGCTTGCATTTTTAAATCCAAGCGGAGCGTCACTGCTGCTGGCGATCAGTTTTAATTTCCTGTAACCATCCATTTTCTGAGTTAGAAAAGACAATCCAGAGGCTGCCGTGACATCGGCCAAAGATCTTCCACAAAACTGCTGGAAGTAACTCTGAGCTAAATCAAGAGCAATTAAATCCGAGTCGTAAACGGCTTGGATGCTGTTGTATACGAAGTTCGTGTCAAAACTGTATGTAGTTTGGTCACTTACCCAATACCCTGCCCGTCCGGTGTCCTGAGACATGAAAAGGAGGCCTGCAGACAGGGCATCTGAAACTTCATCTGGATCGCCAGAGTTGAATCCGGCAGGATCAATAAAGCTAATTATGTTTGCTGCCTTGTTTGTGATAGATTGATAAAATCCACCCGCTTGCATTCCAGCTGCTAACACCGCTGCATACCAAGGTTGATATGTAACGATGGTCCCCGTAGAATTTAGTTGGGTAACTCCTTGCATCGTCAGAGAGCAACGATAGCTAGACAGAGTCTGTGCTTGCGTGGTAGCGTTCAGATACGTGCTTCCAGTATCATCAGTGTAAGACAAGATGCAAATACGATTCTTTTTCAGTGCTGGAGTGCTGTATTGCAAGCAATGATTTTTGGTAGCCGCGTTGATTGCTGCGATCGTGTAAGTGCTAGTTGGATCAGTCTCACCAAGCGAAATATCTTCCGTAGCGTCTTCAGAGAAGAGTGGTACGATGATGTTGCAATTGATACCAGCCATCTGAGCCAAGCAATTCACGATGTCAATCGGAGCGGTTCCACCGAGGGTTCCACCAGCCAAGAAGACGAATGAAGGCATCAAAGCAGGCAATCCAACTAGTCCACCAGTTCCAGGTGTAAATACTAAGACCGACGCGGACATGGCCTGTGCGAAACTATAAGCCGATGCTTTGACTCTGCCAGGTTCATCGCCTGTGCCAGTCGAAGCAATTCCGATAGCCGTAACTGCATCTAAAGCACTCGGCGGTAGATTCGCAGAGGCAGGTGTATTGGTTGCTGAGTATCCAGTTTGTGCCGCAATAAATGTCGACAATTCGGAAATAGTAGTGAATTGTGCCAAATTGATAGAAAGATTTGCTCCAGTTCCACCAGTAACTGTCGTGGTCAATGTAGTGCCAGCGATCGTCAATGTGCCAGTCGTTCCCGCATATCCCACTTGCAAAGCGACCGTAGCGTTGACAGAAATAGACTGATTAACATTGATGTCTGGGCGAACAATGTTGACTTCCACGCCAGGTTCTTGTGAAGTAACGGTCAACCCAGGCGCTAATCCCAAGGAAGCTAGATCGCCAGGGGTAGAATCGATCAGTTCAAAAGATTTTCCGTATCCTCTGCTTAAAGCACCAGAATCAGGTACCGGACTTGCAGAGCCGGGCGTTGCTGACCAATTGATGGTGATCGTGTTCGGAGCAATTCCAGCCGTAGCGTCCAAATCAACCGCTGCTGTAGCAAATGCCGCATTGAGATTCGTTAGCAAAGCAGCCTGGTTAGCACTTGCAGGAAGAGCAGCAATCACAACAGCGGGTCCACCGTTAACGCGAACCGTAAAGGTAGCGCCCGTAGTTCCAGAATAAGAAGTAATAGTCGTACCGGTAACGGTAGGAACAACTTCCGTATCCTCTGCGATGATCTGATACTTATACAGGTTACCGTTGACACCGTAGTTAGGGTCAGATAACGTACCGTAAGAGCCAGCCAAAGCAGAAGAAGCCTTTCCACTGGTATTAGTTTTCAGGATGTAAATCTGATTTGCAGAACCGGTGATGTTGGGATCATTG